CCAATGGATAACTCAATCCAGAGGAAGCACTTGAGGGTATCTGGGTATTGGTGGGGCTGCCACCGAGCGACCCTGATAAGTAAACCTAAATAAGTACACTCTTCTCCGGACCCCCGCACTACCGAACTTTTCTTCACCTCAAGAATTTTTATAAGTTCGGCAAGATCGGCTGATCCTACCACTCCTCCCGCGTCTTCATAGCTACATCCAAATTCATGGTGTATGAAGTAACAGGTGGGAGCCAATTCATCTTCTTTCGACAGGCATCGATGATAATTTCCTGATGAAAATGGAATACTTCTTCCCCGTGTAGGGAGAGTTCCATTAATGCAATATTAACATTGTCTTCTGTTATCTCTTGCGGAGCTGGACCTTCTTTCGTCCAGTAGGGCATCTCTAAAATCGTATCTAGAGAAAGAGGAGCTACATATCTTCCAAGTAGCTTCTCATATCGAAATCCCCTCTTCAAAAAGGTAACTTCAGAGAGTTTCCGATAAGGTAATAACGTTTCACTCTTTAATTCATCAGTGTACGTTAAACCTATTGTAGCCAAAGCTTGAGTCAGAGTAATCTGATTAAACCAAGGCACGATAACATCAGAGATTGAATAAACACCATCATCCCCGTAGGTCTGTATTTCTACAAAATCACGGAAAAATTGAAGTCCATGCAAACCCTGAGGATGCAACAAAACATACCCATATTGCACATACATTTCATGAATAATACTGTTAATGATCACAGTAAGAGGATGTCCACTAGGCAAACTTTTAATCCATTGAAGAAAACTCCCCTCAAACAAATGAATGGAATTCACAACATCAGACCAAAAGACAGTGCGAATCAATCTATTTTCGTCACCATCATTATACCAGTTGCATATTACTGCAAGAACAGCCCAAAGAAATTCAGCAATTTGAGTTTTATCAAACCCAGAAAAATCGCCTGCCACAACCGCGTCGAAACGATTTAATTTCTTAGCCAAAACATCCCAATCCTGAGAACGAGGATTGATACCAACACAAGTCCCAGTGACAATTGAATTTTCCATCAGGAACATGGAAAAATCAAGGAAGAACATTCGCACCGCTATAGAATAATCCAATGAACAACCAGAGATGCTCCTAGTCTTCATCGCATCGACCTTTTCGATAGGGCGACGCTCATCTTTTGGAAAATCGACATAAGGATGAAACAGTCTAATACCCTTCCGAGCATTTCCAATTATATTCATCACTTTCACCTCAACTTGTTTAGCCTGAGGACTATAAATATCATGTGACCCATTAAGACCAAACCACCACGTCTTACCAGGAAATCCAGGGGGCTTTTGCAAGACCCATGGGTAACCTGGAGAGGTAGTTCGATCAATAGAATCACAATACTTTGTACCAATATCACCACAAACAGCCATCTCAAAGGTAAAAACCATAGGTTTCCTTCTTTGAGAAAATTTGGCTACATTAACATAGTGGCTACTTAAATTGGCAACAATAGCATCAATGATGTTGGGATCAACGCGACAATTACCAGCACAATAACCAGATAGTCCAACCATACGCGGATCAACGATAACATCGTCAATCAAGCGTGGTCGGAGATAAGCTGGCTTTGTGCGCGCAGGGCCCCAAGCACCATACAATTCACTCCTGACAATTTTTGTCTTGCCAGCAAGACTAACAGGAAATTCAGCACCATGCAAAGGAACCATATTAGCATTAAAAGGCTTTGAATCCAACTGAGGCTCCATTGTAACCTCTTTAGGAGCACAAATCTGCTCTTCAGCAGAAAATAGTC